ACTTGCTGCTATTTATTATGAAGTTGAACAATTTATAGGTGCTTCTCAGCATAATCTCTCCTTAATTTCGCGTGGAGTCAAGACAACAGGCGCATTTTTATCTAAAGAACCTCTGAGCGATGACCAGTATCAGAGATTGCAGGAACAAATTAATTCTTTATATGCCGGAGCTTCAAACGCTGGGCGTCCAATTCTATTAGATGGTGGTGATATAGACTTTCGAGAAATGGGTGTTACGGCACAGGACATGGATTTTGATAAGCTTTATCATCGCACAAGAGATGCTATTTATAATCGCTTTAAAATACCTTTGGCAGGTGTCACTACTGAAAATATGAAGTACGATAATCTCGAGCAATCGCAGATAATGCTTTATCACAACTGTATTCTTCCAATTGCCAAGTCTCTGTTCAAAGAAATGAATAATATGCTTGTCTGGCGATACGATGACCTGAAAGATTGTGAACTTACTTTTGATATGGATAGTATTCCTGCCATTCAAGTCTATCGTATGTATGAAATGAAAAAACTCAAAGAGCTGGGCGCTTATACTATTAATGAAATCAGGGCCTTGCGTGGCGATAAGCCTGTGCAAGGTGGTGATGTTATCCTTGCAGCTCAAAATAATGTTCCAGTTGCTCGTGATACCAATCAGGAAACATACGTCCAACCTGCTGATGATACCCCACCTGATTCACCCAAGGGTAATGTGTTTTTATTGCAACATGCTAAAGACAAGCGAGATATATTTATGGAATCGGTATCAAAAATACAAGATGGAACGGGTAGGTCAAAATATAGTCAAGAAGATATACGGAAACTAGCTGATAAATTTGAGATTTAGCATGAGAAGTCTTCGTAGTTATAATAGTAATTCAGACAAAAGGATTGCATCTGCAGTTAGAGATTTGGCCATAAAATTAAAGTTAGAGCCAAAAATCAAGAGAGAAATGATTAATTTGTTTGATGAGATGGCTACGTATGGGAAAAATCTTTATAAAAAAGAAAGAAAGATAGCTACTTTTAATGCTTATAAACCTGAATTAGTCTACCTTTTAAAAAATCACTACAAAAGAGTACAGCTAGTTTTCTCTAATCAAATTAGAGAGGAGGTCGATAAGGTTAGATCTAAAGCTGATGATAGGATGTCGTACCAGATTCAGTATGAATTAGACCGGTACTCAGATGAACAGTCAAACCAATCTGCAAATCAAATCATTGAAACATCTAATGAGGAATTCCAAGAGTATATTTTGTCTGCCTATGCCTATTATGCTTCACAAGGGATTATTCCTACGGAAAAGCAGGTTATAGAAAAGGCTTACGAAGACTTCATGGCTCGCGCACACTCCCGCGCAGAAACTATTGCCATTACTGAAACACAAGGCCCAGCTGAGAATGCTAAATATACTGAAGCCCTTCTATTATCATCTATTAGCGCAGGACTTCTTTATGACAGTGTTGTTGAGGCTAAGGTTGGCACCAAATATTGGATGGCTATTTTGGATGATCGCACGAGGGAATGGCATGTAGAAGCGGATGGCCAAAAAAGACCTCTTGACCAGCCATTCATTGTGATGGGAGAGAATCTCATGTACCCAAAAGATACTAGTATGGGTGCATCTGCTGAGAATGTCATCAATTGCAGATGCTCTACAGTATATAAAATGGAAGAAATTTATTATTGATAATTAATTGATTTTTATACCTTCAGGAACTTGTTCGAGCAGCTTTAAATATGCAATCGCTCTTGCAGAAGGTCCGTGAGCATAAAATGCTGAGCCTTTACCCTGTCTCGTATACCCGCACTTTACAAGAAAATCTAGAAAACATTTAGCGCCAATTTTTTGATATTGAGCTTTCGCTCTTTCTTTAAATTCTTGCTGTTTCATATTAACTCCATTTTTTGACAGGATATTCTATCCCACAAATCACGTAGATTCCAGTATTGACGCATTAACAGCGTAAAAAGTACGCGTTTTTAAATGTTTTCGGATTTTTATAATAAGTTATTATCTGAGTAATTAATTTATATCCTAAGGAATAATTCGATGACTGCTAACGTTCTAAATTATGTAGATCAACCTGTTACTACTGATTTTGGTGACAATGACAATGCTTATAATTTCAATGGCACTGTAAATATTCAAGGCGCCCCTCTTTCATCGAGCGTTAATGGCACATTAATTAACCATGCTGCAGGGAATAGTAAAGTCACTGTCGTGAACGCATCTAGAACTATTGTGATTGCTGACTTAAAGGCAGTCTTATATTGCATTAACACCCCAGGAATTACTCTTACATTTGATTTGATTGCCAATTTAGGTGGTGCTGGATTTGAAGTTGAAATTATTGCGGCTGGATCTGGATCTGTAACTGTTGCTGGCACGGATGGTCAAACGATTGTTACAACGCTTGGTAGTTCAGTAATTGCCAGCGGTAGTGCAGCAAAATTCGTTGGTGTAGGCCAATCAACAACTTGGTTCGGATTATTTTACGCGGTCGCAGCTTAATAATTGAGGATAAAAATGTCGAACAAACGTGCACGAGAAGAAAAGCCAGAAGACTTCGAAATCGATGATGAGAAAGATACCTACTTCGGTGAAGACGAAGAGGAAGAAAACTGGGGTAATGAAGAAGAAGTCGAAGAGCCAGTGAAAGCTGGTGATTACGTTTCATATAACGATCGCGGTGATATGAAATATGCAAAGGTCGTTGATACTTTAGATCATGGCGAAGTCGAAGGTGAAATGCATGGCATGAAGGTCCGCATGAAAGCTCATGAAAAACCTATTGCAATTATGAAGTCTTATGATTTTCAAGATGGAGCATATGTAGCAGATGGCGATTTTAAAGCATATCCAATGCACAAGCTGCGCAAAGCTGAGGGCATCGATGAGGAAAAGTTTTTCGAATCTTCAAGAGAAAGCAAAGCTGAAGGCTCAGAAGATGAAGCATGGTCTCCTGATGATTATGAAGAAGAATTTGAACCAAAAGACAAAAAGAAACGAAGAAAAGAAGAAATAATGAAGCTTCTTGATGAGCTCTTAGAAGAGGAACTCGAAGACGAATCTGATTTAGATGAAATTGAAGGTCGTCCCGAAGATGAAACCGAAGACCGAGATATCTTAGATGATGAAGAGATGGACGAATTAGAAGAAATGGCTCGTCGCAAACGCTCTAAGAGATAAATACATGAAAGAAACAAAGGTTTTTTCTCTTGAGATTCAAGAAGCAAAAGAAATAAAGCGAGACAACGGTAGCTTTGGATATGTTAAAGCTTTTGTTTCTACTTATGACAACGTAGACCGTGGTGGTGACAAGGTCTTAAAAGGCGCATTTACGCAATCAATCTCTGAATATTGCGACAAAAATCGCCCAATAAAGATGCTCTATCAGCACGATCCAAACGAAATCATCGGTATTTGGAATCCCGCTTCAGCTAAAGATTCAGACCATGGTTTGATGATGGAAGGCGAGATTAATCTCGATATTCAGCGCGGTAAAGAAGCTTATTCGTTATTAAAGCAAAAAGCATTAAGTGATGTATCAATAGGCTATTCCATTGATGATTACGATTTTATAGATGGTGTGCGTGAATTAAAGAAATTAACTCTTTGGGAAGTATCGTTGGTGGGTGAACCAATGAATCCTGAAGCAAGGGTAATGAGCGTTAAGGCCGTTGGTGCAGTAACAACATTACCCTTGGCTCCTCACGATAGAGAATGGAGCGCAAACGCAGCCACCATGCGCGTTCGCAAATTAACCAATTCCATTGATGAGCCAAGTGCTGAATACAAGAAAGCATTCATGTATTACGACGCTGATAATGAAAAAGATTTTACAGCATATAAATTGCCTTATGCAGATGTCATCGATGGGAAGTTACATGCAGTACCACGCGCTATTTTCGCAATAGCAGCCGCTCTAAATGGAGCACGTGGTGGAGTAAAAATTCCTGAAGCTGACAGAAAAAAGATAGAAAGCATTGTAAACAGTTATTACGACAAGATGGATATAGAGAGTCCTCTAGGAAAATCCTATATCACATCTCCTACACAGCTAAGTATTGAAGATGTAGAACATATTCAATCAAAAAGAGATTTTGAACAACTTCTGAGAGATTCGGGAGTTTTCAGTAAAAAAGCAAGTGTATTTCTTGCAAGTTTCTTTCATCCCAAGTCACAGAGTGAGTCTGGCGCCGAAAAGGTTGAAGAAAAAAAGGAAGCATCTCCAAACGATTTAATCGTTAAAGAGCTAAGAAAATTTCGTCAACAAATTAATCAAATTTAAGGTGGTTAAAATGGCAAGCAACTCTATTTCTGTAGAAATGGGTCAGTTACGTAATGAAATCGTTCGTAACATTAAAGATAATCGAGCAGAAACCAAACAAATCGTTGAAAGACTAAATGGTCGATTAGATGAGATGGAAGTAGATAATCAGAAGTTAGCTAAGAATGTTATTAAGCTAAAAAATGATTTGATGCAAAAAGAACAAGATTTCAAGAATCTTGAAAAACAACTTTATCGTCCTGGCATGCGTGGTGATGAAGTTAAGCAAAAATCAATGCAAATTAAAGCATTTGAAAAATTCATTATCGGTGGCATTGGCAATTTAAATGCAGAAGAAATGAAAGCTTTCCGTGCTTCAGATGTTGGTGCTCGTCAAGAATTAAATATTGAATCTAAATATTTAAGAACCGATAGCGGTGTCGAAGGTGCATACTTAGCTCCTCCAGAATATTCTCAAGAAATTATCAAACGTATCA